CGCCTTTCGCTCCGGAGTATCCACATAACCATGTAATGCAAACCGAATCTGGACACTTTAAAGAATATGACGATACGCCCAGTAAAGAGCGCATCCGTGAATCTCATATGTCAGGGAGCTACTACGAGATTTTTCCAAACGGCGATAAGGTAGAGCATGTTGTTGGTTCATCATATAGAGTAATCATGGAAGATGATAAGGTTCACATCAAAGGTAATGTAGAAGTTTACATTGATGGTGATGCGATCGTTACTGTAACAGGAGATAACATAACCAATGTACTGGAAGGAAACTCATCGCTTAACGTTATTAAGGGTCATCTTACTGCTAATATACTTGAAGGTGATGCTACAACTATTGTAGGCAAAGGCGATGCTACGTTATCGGTAGATCTAGGTAATGTAACAACAAATGTTGCATTGGGAAATTTTACTGCTAATATCGATTTAGGTGCTACGGTAATTAAATCGCCGATAGGCGGAATTACTTTAGATGGAACTGCAGGCGGTATCACTATACTAGGTCCTGTCACAACAGACAATGTGGTAACCACTGGCGGATTAATAACTTCTGGCGGCGATGTAGTTTCGGCCAAGGGTATAAGTCTTGATGGTCATACGCATGCAGTAAGTACTATTGGCGATATTAACCCGTCAGGTGAATCCAATCCACCAAGCTAAGGTCAAATTAAACAGGATAAATAGATGAGTACATATAGCAGATCAGATAAATCAATTACTGGCGAAAGGTCCGTAGTTTCGAAACGCAGACAATACTCTGACGTGGATTTGAGATTGAGAGCGCATCCAAGTCATGGTGACGTTGCAGCCCTTAAAGATATTGATGCAGTAAAACAATCAGTAAGAAACCTGATTTTAACTAATAAGTATGAACGGTTATTTAATCCGAACCTGGGATCTGGCATTAGAGCTTTATTATTTGAACCGGCGGATTATATTACAATGTCATCTATTCGTGGTGAAATTGAAGACGTATTGACTAAGTACGAGCCCCGAATAAAGTTATTAAGTGTTGATATCGATGATAGATCAGAAATTAATGCTTATACAATAAACATAAAATTTAACATTATATCTATTACAGATGACGTTGAATTTGAAATGCATTTAGAAAGGGTACGATAATGTCAAATAAATTAAGCGTAACTGAGTTAGATTTCGATAAGATTAAAACAAATCTTGTTCGATATATGCAGACTCAAGATCAGTTCAATGATTATAACTATGAAGGTTCCGGTCTAAACGTTTTACTGGATCTGTTGGCTTATAATACACACTACAATGCAATGACAACGCATTTTGCTGTTAATGAGAACTTTTTATCATCTGCACAGCTGCGACAGAATGTAGTTGGCCGAGCAGCTACATTAGGATATATTCCCAGGTCAGCTGTTGGATCATCAGCTCGTGTGACTATTCACGTACCAGTTCCTGATGTTGAGACGCCTCCTTCTACGATCGAGTTAGCCCGCGGCACCAAAATTAAAACCACCATCGATGGTATTGTTTATCAGTTTGTAGTATTAGAGACTTCATCAGCGCCGCTCGATACTATGGCCGATACTGGTGACCAACATTACATGTTCTATGATGTACTTATCAAGCAAGGTGTAATGAAGAAAATTTCATTCCGCGCTGACAATGATGATGAAAACCAACAGTTTGTTATTCCAGATCAAGACGTTGACATGAGTACTTTGCGTGTTAAGGTAAAGCCGCATTCTGAAGCTACGGCATCAACAGTATTTACTCCATTCTCATCATTCGCAAATATCGACCCTGCTGCGAATTTTTACTTCATACAGGAAACATCTTCTAACCAGTATTCAATATACTTCGGTGATGATATTGTATCATATAAGCCCAAGACAAACTCCGTAATAGATGTTGAATATATTACTACAAAAGGGTTTAGTGGTAATGGCGGCAGATCGTTCGAATTACTTGATAATGTAAATGGCATGTCTAATGGCTACATCGAATTAGGACCAGGAGTTGTGATGAGTTCTGGTGGTTCAGATCGCGAGTCAATTGAGTCTATTCGATTCAATGCTCCACTAACATTTACATCACAGAACCGAGCAGTAACCGCTGAAGATTATAAGTCAATCCTATTAAAAGAATATGGCGATATTGAAGCAATCACTACTTGGGGTGGGGAGGACAATATTGTCCCCGATTATGGTAAGATCTATGTTGCCATTAAGCCTCGATCAGCTGAGGTACTAGATGCTGGTGGTATTACAACAATCAAGTTTATCTTAGCAGGCAAGAACGTGGTTTCGATCCAACCAGAATTTGTTAATCCTGATTATACGTATGTTGGATTAGATGTATACTTCAAGTATAATCCAAACTTAACAGAGAACACAACTGTAGAATTACAGACCGAAGTAAAGCGTGTAATTGAGCAATACTCATTAGAAAATTTACGTGACTTTAATGGAGTATTCCGGTATTCTAAACTACTACGTGAAATTGATAATGCAGATCCAGGAATCCTAAACTCTTCAATGCATGTTAAGATATTTAAGCCAATTAGTCTTACTGCTGGCAGCCCGCAACTAAATGCTTTTGAATTAGAATTTGCATCTACATTGCATAACAGGCCTGGCCAACCAGTAATCAATTCAACTCCGTTTAAGGTAAATGGCGTTGATCATTGGTTAGGGGATACAGAACGCAAAGGCGAAGATACTCCGGTCCGTACAATTAATATGTACAAGAGAGTTGGTGGTAATAATGTAATTGTTAATAAGGATGTAGGTTCCGTTAATTCATCCAATGGTAGTGTGACATTGCACTCAATTGATTTGGACATAGATACTGAAATTAAGGTTATATCATATCCATCAACGTACGATATTGCGCCAATGAGAAATCAGATTTTACTTATCGATTCTGCCTCTATTATTGTAAGCGGCTCTATTGATACGATCGCAGCTTCAGGCAGTGCTGGTGCTATAAATTACGATTCGGTGGAGAGACAGTAATGGATCATCTTGAAGTAGTAGCACGTTCAAAGAAGGCGAAAGATAAAGTCTTAGCTGAATCGCACATCCCTGAAGAGCTTAGGGATCAGGCGATTAATATGATAGAGCTTCTCAAAACATATTATGATTTTATGAATTTGGCGTCACACTCTTATACATTGGATAGTCAGGTATATACCGCAGAAGTTCGAAATGGTAGGGCTATATTTGTAGCGCCTGAAGATTATTACTTCTATGATGATGAGATGGCGGTTGATGGGTCAGCTCTTTCTGATCCAAGAGGCGCTGCCATCGATACCACTGATAAGTCAATTCTTATCAGTGCTTCTAATGGTATGCCGTTGGCTTTGCAAACAGTTTATGGCCAACAATATGGTACGAGATTTACTGTATATGAATTAGAAGAGTATAATCATAAAATTGTAACACTAACCACTAGCATGCGAGTATATACAGGCGAGAATCCTTCTTATGTAATAACGAAGATGAAACAATTGCCTGATATGGATGCATTGACCAAAGAATTTATGGATAAGATGCATGATGAATATGCAGCAAACATTCCAAAGTCTTTTGCCATTGATAAGCATATTTTCTATAAGAACTTAATTCACTTTTATAAGGAAAGGGGATCACAAGAATCCATTGAAGTTTTCTTTAAAGTAATGTATAATGATAATGTAGATATTGCATACCCGCGAGATAAGATGCTTATACCCTCATCAGGCAAATGGAATAGTGAGTTGGGTGTGTGGCACGATCGTGGAGGATTCTTATCCGATGTGATGAAGCTTCAAGACTCTTACTTCTACCAGAAATTCTCTTATGTAATTAAAACTGGGTCGAATATGAGTAAGTGGGGTAACGCATTCAACAACTTGATTCACCCTGCTGGTTTTAAATTCTTTGGTGAAGTTGCCTTCTATCTTGAAGTGCTAAGCAAAAGATATGCCGATGGTAGCCGCGTGAAGTGGTATCTTGGCGATGAAGATACTGCTGAACCTACTTGGCACAGTTCTGTATATACTGGAGGCGGTGATCAGCCAACTACTGTTATGCCTCAGCATCAACCGGGTATGATTGGCCTTGAAGATTATAACTTAATCTTGACGATGTTTGCGGTGTTCTTTGGACCGCACGTTTACTCTGTCCTACAGCCTGGAGTTGGTAACGATATTGGTGTTGATAGTGTAGTCGTTGAAAGATCCGGTCGGGCCTATAAAAATGTCCCAACAGTAAGATTTAGTGCTCCACAGATTCCTATTAAGGATGGTGGTATTACTGCTACTGGTACGGCGGTTCTGGATGGTGAGGGTTATTTGATAGCTATAAATATAACTAATCCTGGCACCGGATACTATTACCCACCAGTTATAGTATTATCAGATCAGGCTAGGAACAAAGTTATTCAGCAACAGTATGAATTATTATTCAACGACTTGTTTGCAGTCAGACGTGAAAAGACTGATAAGGATAATGATTATGTTCTAAATAAACAAATATGGTATGATACAATGAAGTTGATTACATCAGCTCCAATGTCGGATTTCGAGCATTATACCATTGACGAATTACATGAAAGACAAATTCAGCCGACATATATGTTGGGAACAGAAATTTACATTCAACCTGAATTGTTAGATAACTCAACGGAACCTGCCAATGACGCTGAACGTCTTGCAAGGATTCTTATAACAGAACAAAAATTAAATCAGTATCATCTGTAAGGGGATAACATGACTGCTATTGTAACTACGAAATTCCGCGTCACAAATGCGGAAAACTTTAAAGAGGACCTATCGCAGTCTTCTGTCTATATCGGTATAGCCAAAGGCGATGCCTGGTCCGAACAGTTTACGGACCTGACCGATGCGATTGATGGTGAACCTGGATACCCACCATTACCGAAAGATTATCAAACAGATACTATCGAGTTTCATAATAACTTGATCGCATTAAAGCTGCTAAATCCTTCTGATGTCACTCATACAGTTCCGCGTTATAACTGGAACGCCGGCGAAGCGTATTATGCTTGGGATGATCGTGATGAGGATATCTT